GATCTAGTTGCTTAGACTCTGCTTGCTTTTCAGCCGCAGCCTTTATTAAACTTTCTTGAACTCGTTGCTTTTGTAAAGGATTAACTACACCTTCTGTAGGAATACCCTTACTCTTTAAATATTCAGCTGTAGGTGATACAGGAGTCATTGATTTACCAATACTAGTAGATTCAGAAGCAAACATGGGGTTTCTTACATCTCCAGGTCTAGATGTTTGAGCAGTTCTTTCTTTAATATCTTCTGGGTTTAAAAGTTGTATTGACTCTCTAGTATTTGACATAGGAATAATATTTTCTTGACTAATATTTGGCTTTGCTGTCATTTCTTGGCCAGGTGTTCCAATACTAGTAGATGCTACTATAGGATTAATTGTTTCTTCTGGTTTAGAAGTCGCCTTTTGTTTTGCCAATAAAGCCTCCATTTCAGCTCTAAGATTTGCGCCTTCTTGTGTTTTTTTAGCTCTTTCTTCTGCTGCTTCTGTGTCTATCCGAGCCTTAGTGCGTTCAAATGTTTGCTGCATTTCTGCTTCATCTTCTGGGCTCAGTTGAATTTTTTTCGGCTGATTACGATTATATATAAAGTTAGTTAATTTATAAAATAAACCAGGGTCTACATTTTGACTACCTACATTAGATTCAGCACTTACATTAGACTCAGCACTTGCGATTGTTCCAGAACTTACATTTGACTCAACACTTTGAGAACGACTTCTGGTTCCGGGTTCACTAAGACCAGCAGCAATATCAGAACTAAGATCAGAACCTATATCAGATGAAGTAGAAGATTCAATACTTTGTGAACGACTTCTAGATTCAGGATCACCTACTCCGGAACCTATATCAGATGAAGTAGAACTAAATATAGAAGGCTGTGCCGCCGCAATATCAGCATCTAAACTACTCACAAATTTCTTAATAGTTTCCAGATATTCCTGCTCAATCTTCTTTTCAAATTTATCTATAACACTCTTATCATCTGATAATGAAACATCAGTAAATTCATTATTTATTGATTTACTCATTGATTTCAAAGTATTAAATAAATCTTGAGTTTCTTTTGACATACTAACACCTTTAGCGCGATTTATTTGTTCTAACAAATCACTATTTAATTTGCGCAATTGTTTATCAATTCGGTTAATATCCTTAGGAAACATACATACCTTATGTGGCTGTTTTCTTACAGGCGGTTTCTGAGGAACTGCCATCGGGTCTTGAAAAATCATTGTATTATCTTCCGGTTTTGTATCAACAAATATATTACCAAATATAGTAGCAAATATAACCGCAATAACAACAGCACCCAAATAGTTTTGTCCTAAATATGTATTTGCGCAAGTAAATAAATTAAGTATAGACAAAAGCAATAATAGTGTTCGTTTATAAGCAAATGTGTCTTTAATAAAATCCCAAAATGACTTACTATCTGTATGCTCATTACTATTATAAAACTTATTATCAACTTTTAATGTGTATGAACCAGAAAATAACATCTTAAAAAATGGCATAAATGTAGAATACACAGGCAAAACAAAAAATGTAAGCACAGGATATATAAACATCCAAATCATTAGCCATAAAATACCACGTCCAATAGCTTTAGGCCAGTTCTTAATTCCAAAAGCACCAGACTCATCTGTATCAAGATATTTAAGACTGCCAATTGAATCAAGAATATTATCAGCACCACCATCATTCATATTATCTAGATTTTCCTCAAATAATGCTGCTTTTATGAAATACCAAGCAGAACAGAAGCCGTTTATTAACCAAATAAATGGAAATAAAATTAATCCAAATAATCCATAAACTATAATCTTTAGTGAATCGGATATCTTATCACTCTTAATACTAAACATATCATAAGATCTAAAACCTCTAGCAGCAGTATTATTTATGATAATTGACCAAAATTTACTAAGACCAGTAGAAGCAGCAGGGCCAGTTCCTTTAATATTTGCTGAGTCACGCATTTCCTCTATTAAAGTATCCTTAAATGAATCAATAAATTCTCTTGTCTCAATAGTGGCTTCTTGTTGCCATTTATTTATAGCAGTATCTGACAATATTTGCCAAAATGCCAGACCTTTCATTCCTAATTCATAAACTGTATTCATAGGCACTGTTATTTTTGTACCATCTGGATTTTTACCTAATTCAGGATTTATATCGCAAGTATAAGGTTCATATTTTGTGTCAGTTGGAATTCCTGATTTTGCTAGTTTAGATATATATAGCCAAGTTGTGCCAAATAATATCCATAAAATAATACCTAATAAGCCAAGTGTATAATATAATATAAATCCGCCTACATTTGGACCATTTGTATTTTTATTTTTTTTATTATTTATAGCATCATTATTTGTATTTGTATCTGTATTTGTATCTGACATTATTTATAATAAATATATATTAAATTTTGTAGATAATTTACTAATCTTTAACAAAACTTTGTATCCTATAAAAATTATATAACCATATTTTATATTATAAATGTCCATAATTCATAAATATAAATACATTATTTTGTCATTTGTTATAATTGCTTTATTCTTTTCTTTAGTAACACAGTTATTTAATATGAATTTTTTCTTAAAAAAAGAAGGATTCACTACCACAGTTGACAATATATTATATGGAAATATTACTTATAATCCCGACACATTTAATAAAAGTAATTCAAATATTAATACCAAATTAATAAATGAATATAGTCATAGTGTTGATATGCCATTAAATAATAGTGAAGGTTGCCAAAATGCGTGTTATAATTCTAAATGTTCTAAAACTGGCAAGCAGTGTTCAACTGATGTAGATTGCTATCAAGATGGTTGTCAATCACTATTAAAAAAAATACACGACAAACTTGTAGCTGAGAAGTTAACACCACCTCCACCTCAGTATTATGTGCCTGCTGACACTTTAGAAACAGGAAAGCTTGTTTATAATCAAAACCCGCAACATTCTTCCTTAACATATGATATTGGAACAACAGCAAAAGTTATCGACCCAAATGCTCAGGTTCCAGTTCCTTATAGAGGATATAAAGTTTGGGAGCCGGTATATGATGCGAAAGCTCAGCTAATTGATGAGGAATTAGCCTATGAATATTCTGCCGCTCCGGAACAATATAGATCTACTCCGGAATATAAGAAGACACTAACTGCTACTGGAATGTTTTATGATATTGGACCAACTCCAGCAAATGCTTATAATTCGGAGCTTTATTAATAAATATATTTTTATATTTATGTTTATGTTTACATATATTCTGTCATAATCTTCCTTCTAAAAAGATTCAATCCAGGTTCTATTAATTTCCAGTTATCTGAAGCAAGATTTAATTCTGCCTCTTTGATTGTAGATGGTTTTCTTAAATTAATTCCTGATTGAGAAAACCATATACACTTTTTAATAGTTTCCTTATCAATATCTATATCATGATTATTTTTATTAGATTGTATTATAAATTGTTTTATAAATTGTAACATTTGTGGTAAAGGGTGAAAATCAATAGCTTCTTCAATCACTTCTATTGTATTTATTTCTTGTAAATTTAAGTTATTATATGATGCTATATGAATTTTATCTGGATTATTTTTATAATAATTAATTGCGCTTTGTAATAATTTTATATCACCACCCATTCCTCCATATAAACTTCGGTAGTATAAAGATAACAATTCACTAGATTTATTATGTGATTGAAGCACTGAATGGTCAATAGTAGCATATGATTCTGTCCATATATTATTATCATAATCAAAATAATCTTTAACATCACATAAATTATTTACAATATCTAATATAATATAAATATCCTGGTTTGTTAGTTTATATTCTTTGTCAACCATCATAAGCCAAATAATAATAGGGAGTGAATCTAATAAACACACATCTTCAACAAATATTATTGGCAATCTACGTAAAAATTCAATAGGTTCTTTATTTAAAAGAGCAATTGAGCTTGATAATGCTATCTTATTATTATGTCTTCGTATAGCCTTTTGTAAATTTGATTTTAACAAAGGCACAGATAAATTAGTATGTATAACTGGAATGTATATACTTTTATCTTCTATTTTTGGTTTTCTGTAAAACAGTTTAATATTAGATTTAATACATATAAATACATCAGATTCATCTGGTTGATAAACAAACTGGGCACTTCTATTTTCAGGGTCATATACAAAACATTTTTTATTAGAAATACTATAGGTTGTTTTTATTTTAAAGAAATTTTCAAGTTTAGACTGCATAGCATAATATTATATTTCTGTAATATTATGTTACTATTAAAATCAATTTTTTATATATTTACTTTGCTTTACTTTATCTTATTTATGTCGCATACATAAGTCCCACATTACCACCAATAAAGTTAACAATATTAATACGTTCTTCAAATAATGTTAGATTAAAATTGTAGTCATATATGCGCCATGTAGGCTTATTTACCGCAATTACTTGGCCAGTTTGTGGGTCACAAATTGATAAGCTCTGAGCTAATGGATCTAGTGGTGGTATAATTGTAGTAAATTCTAACTCAATCTGACTAAAACGATTCATATTTATAGCACCCGATGGTTGTAGGTCTGATAAATTAGAGTTAATACCAAAATTATAACAATAGAGACCAGGTGGAGCTCCACCACTAGTTCTTGTATATTTCTCAATATAATTAAAAATACCTGCTGCTTGGATATTCTCTCTATAAGAACCATCTAACAAAATACCCATAGCAAGCAATATCATCTTATCATTTTCAGGCGAATAATTAGATGTAACTAGAAGACCAGTTGGATTACCGCTTGGATTAACACCGGGACCAATATATACAGGAACAAGAGCACCACCGGCGTCTGTCTTATAAATAAGAAAATCTCCACTTGAAGACGCTTGAACCACATCAAGAGGCATATAGTTATAAGGCCAATTTGTGTAATTAGACCATTCATTTCGTAAATTTACATCGCTTCTTTGAAAATAAAATAACCAATTAGATATCATACCAATTGAATCTAATTGAACCTTATTTGGGCCAGTTACATTAAAAAACTGTTGCTCATGAACTTGCTTAATTAAGTATTTCTGCTCCTCTAAAGCAAACATACGTTCTTCTTCATTAGATAAGAAACAATAAGTACAGTTTAAATGTACATCGGCATTCCATAATGTTCTGGTATCAGTATATGATGTTAGTCCAAGTTCAATATCGGGAGGCGGTTGTAAGAAGCGATAAAACTGCATATACCAGGAATTAAAATTGGGCGCAATATACGGATAATTATATGTGGTATCAAATACATCACGAATTTGAAATAGTTCACTAATAGGTCTTAATGTAACAACTATTTGTAGCTCATTGTATTGTAATGATGTTAAAGGAAATGCCATTTGTGACTTAAGACCAAACCAACTATTTAGAGGCACATATAAAATACGACCACGAATAGATGGCTCAGGACCAACTAAGTCAGATGTGTAAAACGCATTTGGATATGAGTTAACGCGTGATCCAGCATTTCCTGGATTATTCATTTCCGCTGTATTACCAGACATTTCATCAAATAAATTCTTTTTAACCCCTGAAAAGTCACGCTGAACTGATGCTAGTAAATAGTCACCAGAATATTCTTGCAAAGTATAATTTCCACATATAATGCTTACTTTGGAAATCATTTTGGCCCCTAAATTTTCAATCCATTTAAATTCATATGGTGCCCAATCAGTATATGTAGTTGTTCCATCACTCTGCGACACTGTCTGTGGCGGCATAATTGGACTCCAAATATTTGGCATTGCTATAGTTAAATAACAATCCATAAGTAAATCAGCATATCTTGGAATTTTAAATGTAAATGTAGATGGTTCTGATAGTCGTAGTGTTTTAGAACCCTCAAAATCAACACGAAATTTTTGTAAGCCAAAATTAGTATATTGGGCATAAGTAGATTTAAAAAATGTTTTAGATGGGTTTCCATTTAGAATAATATTTTGTTGTCCAACTGATACTAGATTCATAAGTCCTCCTGGCATTTTATTTGTTATAATACTAACATATTATTTTTTTAACTAATTATTACAGTTTATATTATATTATATTATTTTGTTAGTTTCATTTCATTTCACTTAAAAAAAAATAATATATTCATAAAGTAATATATAAAAGATGTCACAAACAGGTTCAGGTTCAACAGATATAGCAACTGAAGCACGACAAAATATACAACAAGCTATGTCAGGATTAAAAGAAATGTCGGAAGCTACATCAATTACATTATTAACAATGCTAACATTTTCAATAATTGTCATTGCCTTTATGTATTATTTTTATTATACTGGAACTGGTAATTTTGGTGGTATAGCTATAATAATTATACTAACAATTATGTTTAGTATTTTGGGTCAGGGAATAATGGAACAGAAAGGTGCTATTATTGGAGGTATTCTTGGTCTTATTATTGGTATCACAATATATGTAAATATGTCTAATAATATGCTTACAAGAGAATGTAAGTTGATGGATGGTGTTTATGGAGACCTAAATACAAATATTTTATCTGTAAATACTACTCAACCAAAATTTCAAGCTAATTTAAGAGATTTTTACATTAAGTCAGCTTACAACTGTTGTAGCGGTGGTAATTATAAGAATGATTATGTATCTATGTGTACACTAAAAGACTTATTAAAACAGGGTGTAAGAGGATTGGATTTTGAAATATATTCTATTGATGATCAGCCAGTAGTAGCAACCAGCACAGCTGATAACTATTGTGTAAAAGAAACATTTAATTATATTAATTTTAGCGATATTATGTCAACCATTGTAAATAACGCATTTTCATCTTCTGGTGCTCCTAATCCAGCAGATCCTATTATTTTCCATTTACGTATTAAGAGCGAGAATCAAAATATGTATAAGAACTTTGCAAAGATTTTTGAGAAGCACTCAGATATGTTGATGGGTAAATCATATA